TAAGCAATACCAGCTGCAGCTGCTCCGCCTAATAAAACTCCACCAGCACCAGTAACAGCGGCTGTTGCTAAACTTCCCAATCCTCTAATTGCTAATTTACCAAGGTCTTTTAATCCAAACATATCCAAGATATTATCAAATATTGAAACATCTGGTTCTTCTTTCTTTGTTGCCGTTTCTTCTTTTGTTGTTTTATATTTTAAAGCCTCAAGCAATTCTTTATGCCGTTGTTTAGCTTTTAATTCCCTTTCAAATATTTCTTCTTCTGTTGGTGATAGATTTTTAAGTGAGTGTCGAGAATCTTCTAACAAAAGATAAATCTCATTCAGCATCTCTAACATACCTTCTTCATTTTCACGAGTGGGTTTTATCTTTGATGCTGTATCCATTTTACCTTGTTTACCGGTAAAATATTTCATATCCTTTTCACTTCTACCCATCAATCTACCAACAAGAGCAGGAGCTAAATTTGAACCACCAGTCATAAATTTAGCAATGTTCATTGGATCAAACTTTTTCTTTAAGTTTGTCATTCTTGCTTGGCTGCCTTCTGAAACGGATTTAGAAATGGATTTACCAAAAGATTCTCCACCGACCATTTTCTCAGAGATTCTATCTGATAATGTTTTTTTTCTTATTCTATCGGCTTGTTCGTAGTTCATTCTTAACCTTTACTCTTTTCAAGAATTGCTGGCCTGTCATTCTCTTTTTGTTTTTTATTTGTTTGTTGTGTATTATTTGTTTGATTAACATTGGTGGTATTTACAATGTTTGCATTCTTATCTGATTCAGTTTGTTTCAAATCTTTATTTTCAACAGAAGCTGCGTTAATTTGATTACCGGTGTTTAAACCTTGTGATTCAAATTCTAAAGCCAATTCCGCTCGTTTGGTAGCTTTTTCACCTGTAGGATCAGAAAAACCAACGGCTTTATTTACTAATGATATATTTTCAAGAGATTTTGGATCTCCTTTAGTTAAATATGATTTATAATTTAAAAAGAACCAAGGTATAGATTTTGCAGCAACTTCAGGACTATTAAGTAAATCTGGATTAGAAATTAAATCCATTTTAAGATAATCACCTAAAGATTTATATGCATTTTTTCCTGTAATTTGTAAAAAACCTCGGCCTCTATATTTCCACCCGTCACCTGGTTGAGAATTACCATCTGTTTTTGCATATACATGATTTGCTAGTGCTTCTGGATTTTTAACAAATTGTTGAGCAAATTCTTCACTAGGTATTCTATTTTTACCAAAAGTATTTTGAATTGCTTTTGCGGAAGAATAATTTAAATTTTCACTTTTTGCCACGAAATTAGATTCTGATTTTACTTGTGCCAATACATTTGCTTGTGCTTTAGAAGAAAGGCCAGCAGCAGCCAATGAAGAAATGACGATTGCTGCAGACCCACCTAGTTTACCTGCCGCACCACCAACTATTGGAGGTTTAGCAGTTGGTGTTGCTGTTGGTGGTTTTACTTCTGGTTTTGGTGCAGGTGCCGTAGTTGACGGCTTAACTTCAGGCTTGGGAGCAGGCGCTGCCGAGGGTGGCTTTACTTCTGGTTTTGGTGCAGGTGCGGCCGTGGGTTTTTCTGCTTCTTTAGCAGGAGGCTTTGGTGCTTCTTTAACTGGTGGCTTTGGTGCTTCTTTAGTAGGAGGCTTTGGTGCTTCTTTAGCAGGTTCTTTTGGTGCTTCTTTAGCAGGTTTTTTACCTTTGCCTTTACCTTTACCTGGTGGTGTAGGTTTTGTTGGTGCACCAGGTTTTTCTTTTACTTCTTCTTTCTTTTTTCTTTTCTTTTTATCTTCTTCTTCTTTTTTCTTTCTGACCGTCAAAGCTGCAATGATGGCTTTATTTCTTTGTGTTTCTCTTTCCTCATTTGCATCATCTTCATTTCTTCTGGCTTTGGCCAATGACTTTCGAGTTTCTTCAGCCATTTTTAATTCTTCATAAATCATTCCCAATACTTTAGTTGCTTCACCACCTTCTTCTAATGCACCACCAGTTTCAAAATTAACTCCTCGTGCAGAAGGTCTTTTTCTTGGTTTGGCAAAATGTTCTATTGTGGATTGTTTACGACCCATTAAACGGCCGAGAAGTGCTGGTGCTAGATTAGAACCGCCAGTAAGTTTCTTGGCAATATTGAGTGGGTCGAACTTTTCTTGAATGCCAGTGAATGTGGCTTTGGTTCTATCGGATATAGCAGAACCAAAAGACGAACCAATGCCTTGACCTTCAACCAAATTGTCGGTGATGAGGCCTGCTAGTCCTTTTTTTCGTATGCCTTCAGCTTTGCCGTATTCCATTTACTTTTTTCTTTGTCTTTCCCGTATCTTTTGGTTTTCTTCTTCAATATACGCAATCAACATAGAAACGTAAATGTCCCGCTCCCAAGGCATCATATTTTCAAGCTCTGACAAACTATACTTATGGTGATGTATCAACGCAAAGTTTGTCTTATAGTAATTCTTTAAATTGTCATGACGAAATATTAAACGAAAAAACTTTCAAGTCCTTCTACTTCAATTTTGTGGTCAAAACCACATTTGTTACATTTAATATCTAATGTTTCTTTTAGTTTTGGTAAATTATTAAAAAAGTTTTCTATCTTACCAAATTGTTCTTGGTTTAAACCTTCAACAAACTCCATTAATTCTTCTGGTGTTGATTCAGTTGCGTAGTAAAATTGTTCACCATCATAAATGTATTCAATACTCTGTGCAATCATATGAAAGGTGACATCATTAATATTTTCATATTGCAAAGAATCTTTAACAATACCAAACTCTGGATACTTTAACTTAATTGAAATGTTTGATGTGAGATTAATCTCAGCCGAAACATCTTCATTCATTTGTACCTGAATTTGAGTTAAATCAACTTCTTTCTCCATAATATTACCACATTCAACATCGTCAACCACATTATTACAACGATACCGTGATTCAACTATCTCACCAACTGATTTGGCACGAAGATTGACGAAGTAATATTCAACATCAATGATGGGCAACTTCTCTATGTTCACACCTTCAGTAAGTGTGCAGTTATACAAAATGTCTTTAATGTTCTGTTGAATGGTAGACGATTCAGACGATTCAATCGCCATTAATAGATTTCTTTGTTCTTTAACAAGAAACGGTCTATATTTAATTTTAGTTTTTGAAACCGGCAACTCAATTTCATATGTCGGCACGTCAAGTTTTGGTAAAGCCATAATTAACTCCTATAATAAATTAATAAAATTATTACACATTCGGTAGTTGCCTTGGTGTCTGCTCGTTTGGTATTGAAGGTATATTTTGAGTCGCTAAGGAATTTGGAATTAAATTACCCGCTTGACCTAAAGCACCAATTGCATTACCACCTAAACCACCAATTGCATCAGAAACAGCTGCAATACCGGCATCAACCAATTGCATACCGTAAGCCTGCAACGAATTGTTCTGCCAGTATGTGTATGCAAAAGTAACTCTTAGTTTGTGATAACCATCAACCGCCCAATCTAAATCTAAAGCTTCAATAGAAACAGGATAAGCATCATATAAATTACAAGAATATGATATTTGATTCGTAACGTCATACTGATTTACAGTAATAACTGTTGCATAATCACCTTTGTATCTAAAATTGTAATTGTATTGTGGGTTGATAAAGTTTAACCAAGCGTCAAAAAATACCTTTTGGCTCATATCATCATCAACAATGAATGTTAATTGTATATCATTAAATGTTGTAAGATAAGGATATTTCTCAACAGGATTTGAACCAATCTTTTGTTCTGTTGTTGCCAAAGACCTGCCAGGTAAACTAGCACTTTCACACCGATAGTTCAAACTCTTTGCATTATTGACATAAGGTATCAAAGTTAATGGAACAGGAATGTTGACATCAAACTTATTTGGTCGTGCAATTTCTTTTCTAAAACTTGCTTTAAATTCGGTAATCGAACCTGCCATTTTGTTTCCTTATCGTATCTGCTCTAGTGATTCTTGCCACACCTGAGATGTGGAAGCTTTTCTAAACTGTTGAATTGGCAAGAATGCCGCAACGTCCCATTCATTTGGCTGCACGGCAAGTATTTTTGACTGAACATGGCTCATCAGATACTTTTTGAAGCATGGTTTAAACTCTTTAAACCGTCTGGAGGCGTTTAATATGTCGTAGGTGACATTCATACGCTGTATGTCTTTATTGCCGTCAACTACCGCAAAATCCATCAATTTATCCAAAAAGGCGACTCGGTACTGAATTGGTAAATAATGCAGGTTCAAACCAGTAAAACTATCTGCCTCAATGTTGAGTACCAATACCAATGGAAATCGGTCATAATATGGTAAATCTGCTTTTGTTTTTGGATCATAATAAAAGAAATATAAACCACCATTGTAAAAGTGATTACCTCTATCTTCTCGTGCAATCGTAGAAGCGATGCCTGTAGGATTACTAAGCGAACTAATCTTCTTGGTCATCCAACGATAAGCATCTCGGCTCATCGTTTGAAGTTCCGAAGCGGTTTTTTGTCTTGCTAGTTGTGTAAGTTTAGAGCTCAATATATTTCCAAGTGTTATAAATAGGTGTAGGCCACGATATTAACGGTATCCGCCTACTCTAACATTGTAAAGGAATGCCAGTATGAGTATTTATAAGCTCACCAAAGAAGAACAAAGAATAGTAGATATTAATCTTTGTAGACATTTCAACATAGAATATACACCAAGAGAATATGAGGACGTCTGCTTTGAATATAACCACAACGGTTGGGGTGGTGCAACTATGGGTACCACAGGTTACAAATACACAGAACAACAAAGAAAGAATATAAGCAATAGTTTAAAAGGTAAATGCAAAGGTTTTTCTGGAAAACATACTCTAGAAACAAAAAAGAAAATATCTTTAAAACAAACTGGTAAGAAAGCTTCCGAAGAAACAAAACTAAAGATGTCTAAAACACGAAAAGGAAAAGGACATTCAGAAGAAACTAAGCAAAAAATGCGAGAATTGGCTTTAATTAGGGAAGCACTAAAAAGACGGTAGGTGATCCTCCGTTAATATTACAAAGTCCCAGCCTCGGTCCGCACAATATTCTTTAGCTTGTTGCCACTTTGCCTGATTAACTCCCCAGGTTGTCACTTCCGTAATATATCGTTTTGTCACTCTTTTTTGTTTTTCTGGTGGCTGTGTCTGTTTTTTTGGTTTAACTTCAACCATCCATGTCTTTAAAATGCCATCTTTGGTACGAACTTTAATTATGAAATCAGGAAAGTATCTATGGTATCGGCCGTCTACTGGTGACATATAAGGAATGGCAGTTTCTTCACTTGACCACGAAACACACCAATCGGCTTTATCAAAATGATGCATAAACCTCACCTCCCACGAACTGCGGTAGATGATATTATTATAATCCCCAATGTATTTTTGGGGGTTAGAGGGTGTAAATCGTCCAGAATATGCCATAAATATAGTATTATGTATCTCTCTTTTAGGACAACCTAATGGCTATCATTTCAATACCAACATCCATCGGCGGTGTATCCATACCCGGTGCAGTAGTCAACGGACCACTTGGTGCTCTTTATCAAAACAAGTTTGGTCGAACCGATTTACAGTATCCAAGAGATTTGCAATCGGCCACCAGAGGCCATTATGTTCAGTTTACAATTG